TGATCTTGAAGTTTTGCGTGGTTCTTTGTGCGCTAGGTTGACAACCAATCTTGGTAAAAATACTTACAACACAATGATCAACAAAGAGTTAAATCGGATTGAAGTAATTCGATATGCATAACGTAATTGAGTTTGGTGATTGCCGAACTATCATGAAACGCTGGCGGGAAGAGGGTGTCAAGGTACAAACTTGCATCACTTCCCCGCCTTACTTTGGATTGAGAGACTATGGACACGAAGGACAGATTGGGTTGGAAGCTGATATTGGGACTTATGTTTCTAATCTTGTGGACGTTTTTCGGGATGTTTGGCATCTTCTGTCTGATGATGGCACTCTTTGGCTAAACCTTGGGGACAGTTACGCTGGTAGCGGCAAAGGTCCGTCAAAGAGTTTAAACGGGAAGCAACATCACATGGAGAACAAACATTCCAAGATTGTTCCTGATGGATTGAAAGCTAAAGATCTTATCGGTGTACCTTGGCGGGTTGCATTCGCTCTACAAGGATTTGGTTGGTATCTACGTCAAGATATTATTTGGCACAAACCTAATCCAATGCCCGAATCAGTTAAAGATCGATGCACCAAGAACCATGAATACATATTCCTGTTAAGCAAAAAGCCAAAGTATTACTTTGATAACGAAGCAATTAAAGAGCCTGTTAAAGAAGATTGGGGCACAAGGGATAGGACTAATGGCAAGTATCACAATGAGGGAACTGGCTTGAATCCTCATGCGGGGCTTGAAAAAAGTTATGACATGGCAAACAAACGTTCAGTTTGGACGGTGACCACCAAACCTTTTCATGGGGCGCACTTTGCTGTTTACCCTCCCGAACTAATTGAACCTTGCATTTTAGCTGGTAGTCGAGTTGGCGATATTGTGCTTGATCCATTCATGGGATCTGGCACAACCGCTGCCGTGGCAGAGCGTTTAAACAGGAAGTATCTGGGCTGCGAGTTAAATCCCGAATATGAAAAGCTACAAAAAGAAAGATTGAAACAACCATCATTGGAGTTGCTATGATTGGCAATAACGATAGCGAATACGCTGATAGAGTTAAAACAATCAAGAATGATGGCGAATATTTATTTGAAAAATATTGCAAAGAAAATAACTGCGTTTTTCATAAAATTGGTTTTGATGAGAATGAAAAAAATGTTCCAAACTTTTGGAAGTTAAATAATTTGTTAAGAAATTTGCCTGACTACGTTATTACTTCTAAAGAAAAAACTTTTGTTGTGGCAGTAAAAGGGACTGACAAATTCAAACAAAAAGAATTTGATCTGTTGCCAAGGATAAAACAAAATTTTAATTCTGAGCAAGCGCCCTTCATTTATGCATTTTGTTTTAAAGAAAACCCAGCACCAATTTGGATGTACCCAAATCAAATTATTGAGTTGTATGAAAAAGCAGAAGATGAAAAGTGGCACGATGGAATTATTTATAGAAATTTAAATATCAGGAGAAAGAAATGACAAGCTTCACAACTGAAGACCGTTTAAACGCAGAGAAAGAACCCGTGCCATTTGCTGGATGGATATACAGCACCACTGGACACTCTTTGGAATCAACGATTGAAGTATTACGAGATCAAATTCATGCGATGAATTCAGAAATCATGCGTTTAAATAAAATCATTAGAGACCTTGAGTCTAAATTGTTTGGGGGGATTACAAAATGATTGGACTGCTTACTGCATTCTTTTTGTACTACGGTGATGCTCATTGGATTTGGTGGGTGATTTGGGCAATTTTAGAAGTTGGTGAATTGATAAAGTTCATCAGAAACTCATGAGATTTTTTATTGTTGTTTTTGCAACATTGTTTTTTATAGCAGTGTTTGATTTAATTGATGTAGCGGTACAGTTTTGTTTACTTCCAAAAGTTTATGTTTGTTCGGAAATAACTAAAGATGACCCAATTGACGTGCAAAGGAAATGCCATAAATGAATACTAATAGATTACAAACTGTAATGACTCACAGAGATATAGCCAAAGCGTTAGGCATCAACCGAGGCACAGTGCAGACATTAGAAAAATCAGCAATAGAAAAAATTAAAAAAGCTTTAGCCCAACGTGGCATCAAAGCTCAAGATTTATTTAAGGATTAACAATGGAACGTTTATGTAAATTTGTATCAAGTCGTGGCATTTTGAAGTCATGCGATCATCATAATAAAGACCCTCAATCCAGCTCAAGCCATATTGATGCAGACTTATTAACCGATTTAAAAGCTGGCGATAGTATCTACGTATGCTATGAAGCTTTGCCAAACTTTGTGAATAATTTTTTATCACGTATTTTTGTTTACTTTACTTTGGTGACAGGAGACAGCGATCACGATGTAACAATGTATAAGCGTGAAACCGATATGATATTGAATCATCCACATTTGATGAATTGGTTTGTTCAGAATCGATCGATAAAACATCCCAAGCTACAAGCTTTACCGATTGGCTTGGACTTTCATACCGTATGGGAAAAGCAAGGCACATGGGGATTACGCAAAATATCCCCTATGGCACAGGAAAGATTGCTGTTGCAAAATTTATTTGAAGCACCAACACAAAAACTTGCGGGGTATTACTGCAACTGGGCACATAGTTTGCATGGTGACAGGCAAGAGTGTTTAAACAGCATAGATGGTGCTGCGTGTTTTTTTGAGAATCTGCCACGAGCTAGAAAGTATATGTTGCAACGTCAGGCAGAATTTATGTTTACTGTTAGTCCTAAAGGAATAGGATATGAATGTCATCGAACTTATGAAACTTTGGTCTTGGGTGGAATACCTATTGTCAAGCGCAATCCTTTTATTGATGGTCTTTATGATAATTTACCTGTGGTCAAAGTGGACAATTGGTCGGAAGTAAAAAAAGAAAACTTTGAAATATTTGCTAATCGCATGGCAAATCAAACATATGATTTTAATTCTTTGTTTTTGCAACACTGGGTTAACAAAATTAAAGGCAAAGAATACAGCCCATTACCTAAAATGAGTATGGCTGACTTTAAAGAATTATTAACCGCAAATTATTTTTAAGGAGGATATATGGTAGATCCGTATAAATTAGCAGACAGACTGGAAGAACTTTATAAAGGTGTACATATTACAGAAGCAGTGCATTTAATTAAAAGGCAAGCCGATGAATTAAAGTATGCCGATGAAATGTTTGAAAAATCAATGGCTATGATTGCTAAACTTATGGAGAACAAGCGTGGATATTAAAGCCAATATGGTCAAAGAAAATCCTGACGGATCGGCTGATTTTAATATTACGTTTGATCAAGAAGGAATGGAACTTTTAATTCAATGGGGTTTTGTTGCCATGTTAAAGGAAGCAGTTAAGAATAAAGAATACAACCCACAAGTAAAAATGGAATCAGCAGATGAACGAAAAACAAAAACCCGTAACAGAAAAATACAAAAGTAATTGGGATATGATTTTTGGCAAAAAGAATACGAACGTAAACGAACTATTGGCTAGTGCTCAGGACTTGGAATCAAAATATAAAGCGGGTAAACTGACCGCCAAAGAGTTCAAAGAATTAGTCGGGGATTTGCGTATACTGCAAATAGTTTTAGAAAAATCCGATGAGTTTGAGAACGCTCAGGAAGCTCGTGAACTATTGCTGGATATCGTGGAGGTAGCCAGCGCCATTAAATAAGGACGTTGGTATGCCAAAGAAACACCCAAAAGTAGTTTTTGCCGAAGGATGCTTTGATTTTTTTGACGGAACTCAGGCGGAGCTAGAAGAACTTGTCAAAGAGGTAGAGCGTTTAAACGACTCAGGAGAACTTCTGGATTCAGCAGAGCCTTTGACTTACGAAGAAGAGCAAGAGTTAATGCACATACTTAACAACAGGAAAATACGACAATGATTGATATCTATCATCAAGTTGGAAGAACTAGCAAAAGCGCTTCAGAAGCGTTTAAAGATGCCGAATATGCTTGTGCTATTACACGATTTGAAGATGACTTTAGCGTAAGTATGCGCTGGATTGGTTATTACTGCACACGTTTAATGTGGTCAGCTTTTATGGGCGGTATGGCAGTTGCTGTAATCTATTGGATTACACGTTAAAGTTCTAACGGATCAAACCCAAGTTCTTGTGATACAACTTTAGCTCTACGTTTAAACTCTTTGTCATGGCTTGCCCAGCGATCGCTTTCCCAGCGACTCATGTGAATACATTCATGACAAATTACCCTAATTACTGTGGATAAATGTCCGCACAATTCAGTTGAAACGGTAATGGTATGTTCAAAGTCTTCGCCATCTTCATAAATATAAGTACCCATCGCATCCTTATCAGCGTTGGGGACAAAATTAATCTGCTCAGGCAAGGGCATATTCCACCGATTAAACGGTTTCATACAGTAAATTGCTGAGTACAAATTTTTAAGAATAGCGGGGGTAAGTTTCATGCGTTCATGCCTTCATTCGGTTTAAACGTAATGGATTTGACCCCTAAATTCTACCTCGGTTTCACTGGTCACAACAGCCAGCTCAGGTTGCAAAAGTCGACCTTTATCAAAGTTAAGAACTGCAAACCCTGAGCGCCAGTCTTTTGGAGAATCCTCAGTGTAATCAGCGAATTGCGCTCCATTTGGATTAGCTAAACAGCCAGTCTGAACCCCATAGAACGTGCCCTGATAGTTGGAAATTGGTTGCACTGCAAGAACGTGCGTGTGCCCTGTAATGATGTTCGTATTTCCAGCGGCTAAAAGGTTCGCATAACCAGCGTTCCTACCACCTTTGTAACGGTGTTTAATAATGGTGTGATTGCCTACCCAAAATGACCAGCAAGGTTTCCATAGTGGAAAATGATCTTTTAGGTGAAAACCCTGTACACCTTCGTATTGACTTGCATGAGCTGCTAGGTGCGTTTCAAAGCGAGCATCGTGGTTACCCATCGTCCATATCAATTGAGCGCCTCTGGAGACCTTTTCAATGCCTTCTAGCATTTCTTTACAGGCATCCATTTCTTCTTTTACAGTAGGCTTTTTATCCCAGCCAATTCTTGGGAAACGACTGATCGAACCGCCATCGAAAGCATCTCCGTTACATACCACTACGGAGGGTTTCATTTCTTTAATGCATTGCAATAAAAATTTATAAGCTGGAGTAACTTCATCAGGCATGAAATGTGCATCGGAAAACACAATCACACAGCCCTTTTCAATATCTACCCCTCTGCGTACATTGATTGGGGTTTGTTCAATCATACTGATTGCTGGCGCAAAATTCTTTTCAGACTTTAATTCTATGCCATACAATTGTTCCAGTCTGCGCCTACGTGCCATTAAAGGTCTAAGGCTCAACTGTAGTTTTTGTGCAATCTTTACAGGGCTTTTTAATTCATTCCAAGTTTTGATAAACTCATCATCTGAAACTAATAAAGTCATGATTTCCTTACGGTTTTTTGGACACGAACCCCTTTATACACTATTTTTAAAAAAAGTAAATGACACAAGAAGAATATAGACATCAGTGCGAAGTCAGAGTATATTTACGAGAACGTTCGCAAAAAGGAAAAGAAGGTTTGCGAAAAATGTTGAATCATCCAAAGCTACCAGCCGTTAGGCGGGAGAAGTTGATTAAAGATATATGGGATCAATGGACGCTTGGTAACAGAGGAGAAGAAGGGTGTTGGAAATCATCAAGTGGTCAGGAACAATTATTTGCTTAATTGGTACTGCTGTAACAAATTTTAATCTTTACCCTTACAACATTTATTGTGGATTTATTGGTAGTTGCTTATGGGCTTTAGCTGGATTTAAGCAAAAGGATTACGCTTTATTTTCAGTAGAGATAGTAGCCGTTGTTATGTACTCAATTGGATTAGGAATGTTATTAAAATGAACGCAAATGAACTAGCTGATGTATTGGAAAACGATGACAGGCTTTGGTTTGTTGATGAAGATTTAATGGTTAAAATCTGCGCTATGCTTCGCCAGCAACAAGCTGAAATAGAGGAGTTAAAAACCTGTTTAATTGTCGAACAGGAACACAACGAGCTTATGGTAGAAGACCGAAGCAAGTACGAAGCACTAGCACACGCTGGTGGTGTTGAAGTGGGTAAAGAACTAAAGACACTAACAAATGATGAAATATTAGAAATTGCAAATCAATCTTTAGTTGGCGCTACTGCTTGGCATAACCCTGATTTAGACCCTATTAATTTTGCTAGAGCAATACTAAGAAAGGCACAAGAGAAATGAACAATAAGCCATTAGCATGGACAGATGGTAAAGGTAATTACTTTGACAAAAACAGCTTCTTTCCAGTAGATGACCTTATTCCACTCTACACCCATCCAGCAAAGACACTAACAGATGAGGAAATAGAGGAAGTGTTTAGAACTGTGGAGCAAGACTTTGCTTTAACAGAATCTAAAAAATCCGATGGTGGTTGGAGAAACTTTCCTGTTGAATTGGGCAGAGCAATACTAAGAAAGGCACAAGAGAAATGAACGATTTGATAGATTATGTTTTACCTGTTTGTATTATTGCCTTGACAATTTGTGTATGCCTAGGGTTGCTTAGGTCTGCTGGATTTATTTAAGAAAGGCACAAGAGAAATGACTAAATACGACTTTATGGTGTCGGGTGATGCAGAAGATTGGACTGAAGAAGAAAAGCAGTTAGTCATCAAACGGCATGAGCAACGTGAAAAATATCTTAGGAAAAACTGGGAAGGAAAGAAGGTGGAAATTGTCGGTAATTTCTTTGCCATTAAAACAGAAAAGGCACAAGAGAAATGAAAGCAAACGAATATCAAGTAGCTGGCAAACACTATGCTGAGAATGAGATTCAACCTTGGGACTACATTATTGCCAATGGTTTAGGTTATTTAGAAGGAAACATTGTTAAATATACTACCCGCTGGCGCAGAAAAGGCGGAATAGAAGATCTCAAAAAAGTGATACATTACGCAGAGAAATTAATTGAAGTAGAAACAATCCGTAAACTTAAAGAGGAGCATGACAAATGATCGGTGAAGC